CCTAGAAAAGACCCGGCGGGGGGTGGGGTACCCCGGATTTTTCTTCGCCGCCAGATACCATGGGGGATAACGTACACGCAATTTTTGACTATTCGAAAAAAAAAAAAATTTCCCTATGAGACGCCGTCGTCTCCTGCAAGAAATGAGAGTGAAACTTGCAGCAAGAAATGAGAGTGAAACTTGCAGCGAGGGCTCAAAACCACGGTTTGAGGGCTCTCAGTACCCGATGAGGTATAATAGTGACTCACCACAAAAAAATACAAAATCACTGAGGGGGAGTCATGGTTGAACTAGATAACATAGAAGGAAGAGTTGAGGTTGCTGCGGTTAGTATTTTAGATCGTAGAATGAGTAGATTAGAACGGAAAATGAAACGGAAATACAAAGAACGGAAAGGAATTTTCAAATTGTTGATGTTTTTCCTACCGCCGTTTTTTCCGTTGTTTAGAATGAAAAGAATGGCTCGACACTGCGCATTTTTACGTTCGAAACTGGGTTACTAAACTCGTGGTACTATTCACATTGGTAATAACAAATAAATAAAAAAAGAAACTGGAGCACGGCTTAACGATAAGAGAACAAATGCACTTTGAAGAAGGAGAGGAGCGATTGTGTTTCTCTCCTTTTTCTTATTGTGTTTTAGTTCGTTCAGTTTTTTACATTTTCCCTTTAGTCCGTTCAATTATTCTCATTTTCCCTTTAGCCCGTTCAGTAGTATATGTTTGGGGTATATGGCACGACCGAAAAATCGACACAGTAAGTTAGCGGGCACAAACCCGGAACCAATAACAGTAACTAATAAAATACACCCCCAACTTAATGCTAGTGGTAATAAAATACACCCCCAACTTAATGCTAGTGGTAATAAAATACACAGACGCTCATTAGCGACACCTGAAGAAAAAGCCGCGCAGAAAGCTAAACGACTAGCGGATATGAGAGCTTCCGCGAAAAAAGCTAATGCCGCTCGGAAATTAAATCCAGACGCTCGTCGAGGGAGTCAAAGAGTAGGGGGTACAGGTCAACGAGTTCATCAGATCAGTCAAAAACAGTTTGATTGGATAAATGAGTATGTAAAGACGGGAAGTGTGGGAAAAGCGGCGGCTTTTGTTGGTGTTAGCGGGGGTTTAGCTTCAGAATGGAAGAGAAAACCTCTCATAATTGACGAAATTGAAAAAATAAGGGCTATTCAACGTGAAAAAACGGGATACGGATTAGAAGAAGCGATGGTGGAATGTGAAGAAGGTATTGCATTTGCCAAAGACACTAAAAATGCGAATGCTTTTATGAAAGGTTTAGAGTTAAAAGCTAAACTCAATGGATTACTCATTGAAAAACACGATCATAGAATGATTGCAAATTTTAGTATCAACGTGCAAGGAGTTAGAGATAGTCTCCCTAGTTCTCCCGCGCAGTTGACCAGTGGTGAAGAGGAAAAAATGGTCATTGGGGATAGTACGGTGGAGGAAACGGTCATAGGTGATAGTGAAGAGGAAAAAACGTTTTTAGGTTCAGAAGAAGAAAACGAGATTGGTTTGTAGTGCCACCACCCCCTTCCATAACTAGAACGTACGATACAAAAGATGCACCCACGCTTAAACGATTTCACAACAGTGAAGCATTTACTCGTGGAATAAAAGGTCCATTTGGTTCTGGAAAATCTACCGCCTGTGTAATGGAGATATTGACTCGCTCGACGGAGCAAAAAATGTACCACGGTAAACGGTACACGAGGTGGGCGATTGTTCGTAATAGCTACCCGGAGTTAAAAACAACCACTCTTAAAACTTGGGGCGATTGGTGCCCTCCTGAGTACGGTAAGTTGACCATGAGTTCTCCAATCAGGCACTACGTTCAGACCCCTGAACTGGATATGGAGATTTTGTTTTTAGCCCTAGACCGGGCGGAAGATGTTAAAAAATTACTCAGTTTAGAGCTTACGGGCGCGTGGTTTAATGAAGTCCGTGAAATTCCAAAAACTATTGTAGACGCCATGACGGGAAGAGTGGGGCGGTATCCGAGTGTAGCTATGGGGGGATGTTCTTGGTCGGGAATGATAATGGACACTAACCCTCCCGATGATCAGTCTTGGTGGTACGATATTGCTGAAAATAGTACTTATGAAGAAAATTTAAAAGACGGGTGGGAATTTTTTGATCAACCCCCAGGAGATGGTCCCGATGCTGAAAATATTCCAAACTTGCCTAAAGGGTATTACAAACGCATATCGGCAAAGAAAGACCCGGATTGGGTTAAAGTATACGTCAAAGGCGAATACGGATTTATTATCGATGGAAAACCTGTGTTCCCAACTTTCAGAGACCGTATCCACTCGTCCCCTACGGTTCTCGCCCCTGTACCCAACGTGCCTTTGTTGCTCGGAGCCGATTTCGGTCTCACTCCAGCAGCCGCCATTATGCAGAAATTGTACGATGGACGATGGTTAGTCATTGACGAGTACTGCACCGACGCCACTGGTGTTCGTAGTTTTGCAGAGAATTTGAGTATATACCTTCAAACCAATTACGCTGATTGTGAGATTAGTGGAGGTTGGGGAGACCCTGCAGGTAAAGATGGGGGGTATGAGAATAAAACTGCTTTTGATTTACTCAACGAGTATTGCCCGCTTAGCCGTTTAGATCCGACGATTAAGTGGAAAGAAGCGCCTTCTAATGACCCCGTGATGAGACTAGAAGCGGTAAGGATAGCTCTAGATCGTTTAGTAGACGGTGAACCTGGTATTTTAGTTTCACCGAAAGCTAAGATGATACGAAAAGGTTTTGCTACTGGGTATCATTATAAGTATTTAAGAAGTGGGGACGGTACTCAGACTCAAGAGCTTCCCAATAAAAATAGATTTTCTCATCCCATGGACGCAGTACAGTACTGTATGTTGGGCGGTGGGGAACATCTTGTAGTATTACGGAAAGTGGAACGAGGACATCATTTAAAACAAAACAAAATTGTGATTGCTAAAGATGTGGATTACGATTTGTTTGGATATTAAGGAGAAAGTTATGCCAGACGGAACAATGACAGAACAGGAATCAAAGTTAATTGGTGAACCTGAGACGAAACCAGAAGAAGATCTCATGGGTAAATCTGAAGCCCAGGTAAAAGAAGAACAAAAACCCGCGAAAGTGAAGATAAAGATTCAACTCCATCCGTGTTCTTGGTGTGGAGGTACTTATGTTCATGTCCCTGAAACTGACAAAGACATCGTTATTGGGATGACGTTACAAGCGCCGCCTTCGATCAACACCAGGAGCAAAGTGAGTAAAGAGCCCTACGCTGTTTGTAAAGCGTGTGTGTTTAAGGTGTTTGATAATGCTCTGGGCGCAGCAAGACATTACGGTACGGAATTGACTCACTTAAGAGGAAAGTTGGATAACCCGGAACTGGGTCATGCAGCCACAAGAAGAGACCAACTTTTTGGTTAAGGATACTCTAACAATCGAAGGGATGAGAGACGAGGCGGATGCTTTATGGCCCCCAAAGTATAATCTAGATGGTAAAGATTATCATTTTGGTTTCTTTCCAAAAGCCGCTATTGAAGAAGGTAAAAAGTTGGGAATGATAAAAGACCCTCCCACGAAAGGGTGGCATTCTATTTTGGGGTGTCCATTGGTGGGCATAACAAATTGTATTGAGGGAGCGGGCTCTGTTTTGATGTTTCAAAAAGGATAACACTCTGCGTATAGTCTCTTGCATATACGGGAGTAGACTTTTCGTTTTAACCACTGAGGGAGAGAAATGAAAAAACTTATCGTTTTGTTGTCTGTGGGTTTAGGTCTCGGAACGTGCGCCCTTTTGAGAGCTGAAGGGTTAGACGTTCCAGTTGTTGAGCCTTTAGGGGCTCTTTTAGCCTTAATCACCAGTTTTAGCGCGATGAGTCCTATCGCCATAGCTTCAGCAGTGATTGTGATCCTTGTTCAGCTAATGAATAAATTTCTAACTACCAGTGTTGCAAAGAAGGGTGCAGTGGTTGCCCTAGGTGTAGTGTACGCTTTAGTTCAAAAAGTGATGGGGGGAATGGGTTGGCTCGATGCTGCGGCTCTTGTGATGCTCACCAGTGGTGGAGCGGTGGCAATTTACGAATTTGTGATTAAGCCGCTTTTGCCAAAACCCGCGAAGTAGTTTTGTGATGCCCCGTGGTTACGTTCGGGGTGTTTTATAGGGCGTCCTCGTTGTCTCAGCCAGCGGGGGCGTTTTTTTTACATCTAGAGTGATGTAAATGAAAAATACATCGAAAGAGGTGTAGGTGAACGACATTTTTAAAAGTCTCATCTGGGACGCCTTGATAAAGCTAGCCCTCACACAGCTTTTCAAGGCGATTCCTTTTCTCGGCTGGGGGCCTATCGGTTGGATAGTTTCGATGATTGCGGTATATTTCGGGAACAAACTTTACGACGTGGTGGAGATGTTCATTAATTTTAAAATGATTATTTTCAACAACGAGAAGCTGCACAGGGAGTATGTGGACGCGTCGATTAATTTGAAAAATTTAGCCGAAATAAATGGTATTGATTCTGAGGAATTCAAAGATGCGAGAGAGAAACACAAAAAGAGTCTCAGTGCTCTTATTCGGTTTGATGCTGGCAGCGAGTAGTTGCACCAAAGTAGAGATCCCCAATATCCGCATTTGCGCTGTTAGCGGGATAATGGCCGCAGGAGCGGATTGCGGGTATACACTCTCGGATAAGTCTGAACAACTTACTCTCACAGAGTTTATTGAGTTTTTAGAACCTTCAGCGGTCCCTGGAAAAGAAAAAGGTGCAGCTCTGTGTCAATCAGTCGAAGACTTTGTTAAGCTAAAGATCGCCCTCGAGCAAGCTTGCGCCAAGTCCCGAGCCTGTACTGAAGAAGTGGTGGAGCAACTTGAGGCAATTTCCAGAAGAATAAAGAAGGTTTCCAGTAAGAAATGACCAAGACAATTAAGGCATTTGTGACTTGGGAAAGAGCTACCCTATTGATGATGGGGGTTCTTACTTTGGTTTTGGGGCTAACGGGTAGAGCTATCATGGGCCAGATGGATGCGATGCATGATACTATGCATGGTCTAGGAGAAAAAATTTCAGAGGTAAGGGTCGAAGTCGCGGATAGGCTTGGGCGGTTAGAGACAAAAGTTGATATAATTCAACGGGCGCAGTAATCTCCGTTGGTTGAAAGAGGGGGTTTTTACATCATGGGAGGAATTTTTAGTCCGAACAACACGAGTTTAGCTAAAGGGCGCGATCGTGATCTGCTTCAGATAAACCCCGATACAGGTGAACTCTTTAAGGGTTTGTATGATCAGAAAGAGTTTTTAAGAAAGCAGCAAGAACAAAAAGATAAAGACGCTGAGCTAAATCGAAAGAATGTAAAAGAGTTAACGGCACGAAAACTGAAACAGGGCCAATTAAGCGAGTTTTTTGATTTTGGTCGTCGTGACCCAAAACCCCCCGGTAGTGGATTTAAACCTTTTCGAAGTGCCACGACTCAACGTCGGTCGTTTGGTGATAGAGGCGGGTTTTAAGTGGCGAGTCACCCTCATGATAGCGACCACAAATCTTACGATAATGAACGAAGTGAAATCGGTGATTCGGTAATAAAACAATTTGAGAAACTCCGTGGCGCTCGGGTAAATTTTGACGATCAGTGGCGACAAGTCGCAGAACGAGTTATCCCCAGCTACAAAGATGAGTTTCAATCAGGCAACACTAATCGCACTCAGGGTGAACGCAAAACTCAACTTCTTATAGATTCCACAGCCACTACGGCTTTAGGGCGTTTTGCCTCGATCATGGATTCGTTACTTACCCCGAGAAACGCCCAATGGCACAAACTTAGAGTTAGCGACCCTAATCTCGAAAAGGAAAGAGAAGTCAGGTTATGGTTTGAAGCGGTGACGGACGCTCTTTTCAAATTTCGATATACCCCTAAAGCAAATTTTGCCTCTCAAAATTACATGATTTATCAGCTCTTAGGAGCTTTCGGTAACGCTCCTATGTTCATCGATGAATTGGCAGATGAACCTGGAGTCAGGTACAAAGCTTGTAATCTAGGTGGAACTTATTTAGCCCAGAATCATCAAGGATTAGTCGATACTGTCTTTAGAATTTTCAAACTCACCATACGCCAAGCCTTACAACAGTGGCCTGATACGTTGCCTGATAAAATTCGGGAACTAGGGAAAGGTGATGGGGGCATGGATAAGGAGATGGAATTTGTCCATTGCGTGAAACCTCGAAAAGACATTGATCTTGAGAGGGGCGATTTTAAAGCAATGCCTTTTGTTTCGTATTACGTTTCGTTAACTGAAAAAATGGTGGTTGAAGAGGGTGGATATCGCAGTTTCCCTTATGCTTACTCTCGGTACGAACAGTTTCCAAATGAAGACTATGGGCGTTCTCCTGCAATGGACGTATTGCCTTCTATTAAAACTCTTAACGAGCAAAAACGAACACTTTTAAAACAAGGTCATAGAGCAACGGACCCTGTACTTTTAGCTTACGACGACGGGGTAACCTCTCGTTTTTCAATGCGCCCAGGAGCGATTAACCCTGGTGGAGTCACCCGAGACGGTCGTCCTCTTATTCATGCGCTGCCTGTTGGTAATGTAAACACCGGTAGAGACGCGATGGAAGATGAACGGCTTATTATTAAGGACGCTTTTCTCGTAACACTATTTCAAATTCTCGTTGATTCTCCTACTATGACTGCTACCGAAGTACTCGAAAGGGTGCGCGAGAAAGGGATTCTTCTTGCACCTGCGTTCAGTAGACAAGAAGCCGAATATCTCGGTCCAATGATTGTCAGAGAGTTGGATATCTTAAGTCAGCAATTTGATAGTCGGGGGGAGAGTTTGTTGCCCCCCATCCCGCCTGTTCTTTTAGAAGCTGAAGGGGACTACACAATTTTTTATGACTCTCCTTTTAGCCGTACACAGCGTGCAGAAGAGTCAGCGGGTTTCATGCGAACGTATGAATTTGCAGTTGGTATTGCGACTAATACTCAAAACATGAACGTGCTCGATCATTTTGATGATGATGTCTTTATTCCTGAAATGGCGCACAACCAAGGTGTGCCTGAACGTTGGATGCGCTCTCAAGAAAAAGTAGATGAGATCCGAGAAGCAAGAGCTGAAGCGCAAGCCAAACAGCAACAGATGGACAATGCTGGTAACGCAGCGGCTTTGATTAAAGCTGCGGCTGTAGCTAAAGAAAAAGCCCCTGAAGAGTTTGACGCCATAGCGTCACAAGCA